ATGAAATGCATCATGAACCGCATTTTTTCGCTGAATAAAGGAATTTTCATGAAATCGGTTCAAGGTTCATCATATATATCTATATATTTATCTTTTTTTTTTTATTGCATAAATATTTTTTAATAAATGAATAAATATATTTTTATTAAATATTTTAGCAATTATATAGAATTTACAATGAACCTTGAACCATAATATTATAAAATGGCTTTGTTATGCAGTTTTAAGCGGTTCAAGGTAGGTTCATTGTGGTTCATTATCTCAAATCACAATGAACTTTATTCATGAATTTTCCTGATTTTTGAACAATATTCATCAGAATTCAATATTTTTTGACAGTCATTTGAAGAAAATTCATCTGAATTTGATATTTTTTGTTTGAAATTATCAAATCTTTCATCCATTTCATTCTTAAATTGCTGATAATCAACAGGAATTGCAGGTGTTTCACTTGATTTCATCATCTATACCACTCCATTCCTTCATGGTCTTTCCTTGTTCAATAAAGACATCACCAAGATCATTTGTAAATCTTTGAATTGATTCCTTCATTCCACTGATTATTTCATTGAAGTTTTCAGTGAAGATCTGGATGTCTTTGATCAGTTGATCAGTGACACTAAAACTTTCATACAGCTTCATCTGCCAATAACCTTCAACAGTGATGTGCTTCCATCTGCAGAACCGCCTGATCTTGTTTGCCTGTTTCCGCTTTCGGATGTGCTTCCTTCTGGTGTCAGTCATTTCCATCACCTTCAAAAATTTTTAATGTGGAAGTCCATTTTCCTGTTATTCCATGATCAGAATAAAATAAACCTTCCTTTGAAATCTTGGTGATGCATCTGGAATGGAACAAATTTTTTTATCAAATATATAAATTGCATCATCTGTTAAATACACATGTGGTTTTCTATATTTGATGCTATAGATGTACCATTTCAACCATGCTGATATTTTCATATCAATCATCCTTTGTCAGATCTGTGATGATCATAGCATTTTTCTTTTTCATATCTTCCAACAGTTCAGGTGTCACAACATGACCAATGTCAACCTTGATCCAATTGAAGACCTGATCAAATACCTTCTGGATCTTTGGAAATTGAATTGCCATCCAATCAATCATTTCTTCATTTATTACCCATGCCTTTTGATCATTACTGCAAGACCATAGACCGCTTTCATACATAAACGCATGGATGATCTCATGTCTTAATGTTTCAGCTTCCATGGAATTCCAGTCTTTCCCTTCATTTTTGTCATCAGGGATATATTTCTGATAGTGGATTTCCCTTGCAGAAACATCACAATATCCATCAATGTTCACAAATCTGTTTGATTCTTTGCTTGTTTCATGGAACACTTTCCATTTTTCACCAAGCACTTCAATTTCAAATGAATTCATAACTTCATTCTTTCTTTAGATTCATATATTTGTCCAGTTCCCTGAACAGCACTTCATCAATGACACCATTCACAGGCATCCACAAGGCATGTTTCCCTTTGTTGTCATACATGCTGACATTGTACATGTGCGGAAATATCGTGATGTGTGTATGCGGATGTTTGTTATCACTGCACCACACCTGTCCCAATGTTCCCCATGTCCAATGGTTCCCATATCTCTGTGACAGGAATTCTGCCAATCTTTTGGACATACCATTCTGGATCCGTTTGTTCCTGTCCCATTCATCCCATCTTTTTTCATATGTTGGAAACAGATCCATCTTTTCCTGTTCAATCATGTTTCTTATACACAAGCTGAAGACAGATGATGAAAGAAGTGACACCTGCCAAAAATCCAACAACAAACATCATTCTTTATCTCCTTCCTTTGCATACATCCTTGTTTTTCTTCCTTTTATCTTCACATCCTTGATCTTCAGTCCTAATGTCTTGACCAGAAGTTTGCTGAAAGTCTGGATGGTTGAATGCTGATAACCATTTTCATGACAGAATGTGTCATATCTGACATATACTTCCCTTGTTTCATGATTGATGATGTCATCTTCACTGACTTCTTTCAGGAAAATGACAATTGGATTGTTGTCTTCTTCAAATTCTTCCAATTCTGCTTTGACCTTTGCAGATTCTGTGAACTTCTGATTTGCAATGATGTTCTTCAACCTGTCAATTCCAATCTTGATCAAATATTCTGCAGTTTCCTGTGTCTTCAATTTCCATGTGATTCCTGCATCATAGTCAACATCATCTGGACTGAATTCAGCCAAGAATGGAATGATGACCAGTCTTCTTTTGATTGCTTGAAACCCCTTGTTCCTGAACCTTGGGATTTCATTTGCACTGAACAGCAGTTTGACAGTTGGTTTGAAGAAGAACACATCCTGTCCTTTGTTCTCTGCCTTGATGTCATTCCCTGACACAATCTTTTTGAATTGTGCAACTGCCTTTCCCTGCAGGAATTCATCTGAAATATCATCACCAATGTTTGCCAATTTTCCGAACATGCTTGATGTGCTGAATTTCTCTGACAGTTCATCAATGTCCAATGAAACATAGTTCTGTCTTCCAAGAACATTCTTCACCATGTCAAGATAGGTTGATTTTCCATTTGATCCAGAACCAGTCAGCATGAATGACTTTGACATTTCATTCTGTGTGTAAAAGCAATAACCAATGCATTCTTCCAACAATGCCCTGATTTCTTTGTCTTTGCATGCCATCTTGTCCAATGTCTTATCTGCCAGTTCAGAATAGGCATTTGGATTGTAGTCCCATGGAATCTTGTTTGTGATTGTATATTCTGGACTGAATTCAACCATCTTTGATTGCCTGATGTCATAGATCCCATTTCTGAATGCAATCAGGTTTGGATTTCCTGCCTGTTCATTGTCTATTGTTGTAGCTTCCAGATATTTCAGGACTTCTGCCCTTTGATTGGCTTTTATATGTGGGATGACTTGGATCATCTTGTTTTCCATCAGCCTATATCCAACCACATAGATTCCATCAGAATAGACATGCAACTGTCCATTTATCCGCTTGATATGAAATTCACTTCTGATGTAATTTCCAAAGACTTCATGCATGAACTTTCCATCTTGAAAGAACAATGGCTTTGCAAACCCTTCATCCCTTGTGATGGTTTCCAGTTCTTGATCAGACATTGAATCCTTCAGGATGTATTTGTTGATGATGTTGATGCATTCCTTTGTTTCTGCTTTGGTGAATCCCTGTGACTGCAGTGTCAATTCATAAGTGAACAATGCTGTGTTCCTGCCATCACCTGATTTCATTGATATGAAATCTTCTTTTGATTTGACAGGGAACAACCACTTTGGAATGTCCTGATATTCCTGACCATCTTCAATGTCCCATTCACAGAATCTTTCCTGATTGTTGAATTTCAGAACTTCATATGAATTTTTGGAACCAACCTTGATGTCAGCATTCAGACCACATGCCAATTTTGCATGTGTTGCACACTTCTTGATGCCATTGTTGTGGAACAAGAAATGTTTTCCCCTTGTAGTGTCAATCACCTTGCAGTTTAGTTGAAGGTCTTCAACAATGTCCATCAGCATTTCTGCCTGTTTTGAATCATCCAGATCAATCAGGACAGTTTCATCTGCAAGAATACCTGCATATTCTGGAAGTTTCTGGACTTCTTCCAGTGACATTAGTTGTTCTGATGTCTTCCCTTTGAAGGACATTGTGCATTCTTTGTTTTTTGTGGGTACATATCCCCTGAACAATTTCATATGCCAAAACCCTTCAACCTTTCTTTTGCTTCATTGATATACCATTGCTTATCCAGTACATCTGGACATGTTTCATCAAGGACATCATCATTCCAGATCATGCACTTTGCAGGTGTTCCTTCAACCTTTGCAGGTCTTCCTGTGGTTGCATGGATCTTTGTCAGTCCACAATGGACAGGATGACTTGATGCAAACACCCTGACACATCTTTCTGACAGAACTGTGTCCCCATACATAAGACATTTATATTTGGAAGTGATCTTCCTGACAATCTGAAATTGGATCAGATCATCACAGTCCATGATTGTCTTTTCAACTGGTGTTCCTTGTGTCATGAATTCAACCAATGCCCTATTGACTATTGGCATGTCATTGTCCAGTCTGCTTTGTTTTTTGACATACCCACCTTTGGACTTGAAGTGTCCATCATAGCCATCAATGATGACATAGTTGTTCACATCCTTCTGGAACATTTCACCATAGCCATAATCATCAAATTCAAGTGTCAGACCAGTCCTGTGTTCCCATTCATAGGCAACATCATCAAGTCTGCTGAACCATTCATCTGGATCCTGACCATCAGGCATCCTGACCAGAATTCCATCTGTATTGGTCTGTATCATTTCACAGAATGGTTCCAGTTTTTCAAACAGATCCACGCCAACAAGCACCTGTCCAAAAATGACAGTGTTGTTGTTTGATCTTGGATCATATAGTTTGTTGAATTTGTCCTTCATTGCACCATAGGTTCCATTCAGGACAATCTTGAAAGGTGCCTGTTCTTTCTTTTTTCCTTCAGCTTTCAACTGCAATCTATATTTCAGTATTTCCTTGTATCTTTCCAGACCTTGTTTTGGTACCGCCCTGCTGAAGCAGTATTCAGGATAAAGGACATCAAGTGAAGGATAAAGTGAACCAACATCCATGTTCACAAAATAACCTTTGGAATGATAGTGTTCCACTGCACCATGTACTCCACCATAACCAAAGACCATTTCAATTCCACCCATCATGATTTTCAACTGATGTGTGTTGTTTCCATCTTTATAGTGATGATTTTCAGGATCCATGAACCATTCAGGAACCTGTATATATTTCTTCACATCCATGACTGGTGGAAGACTGACATCAAATTCATCATCCCATTCATGCTTTGATGCATACAATATTTCAGCAGACAACTGCACTTTTGTTTTAGAAATGAAATTCAAAGGCAATTTGTACATCTTAATCAGTGACATACAGGCATTGAAATCATCTTTTCTTTCCATGAACACTTCAATTGTCTGTTCAACATCATTCCTGCAGTATTGCACTTCAAGCTCAAGTTCATCTTTGGTCAATTTTCTTTGTGTATCAAAACTAACGTCAGTTTCTTTGATACTGTTTCCCATTGATCCTTCAAACCACTTCAGGGATTTGTCAATGTTCTGCATGACATCATAGAGAATGATTGGATATTCCTTCAGCAATGGACTGAAACTATATCCTGATTTTTCTTGAACAATGATCCAGTCATTGCATTCCTTTGGATTGAAACCACACAGGATAGACTGGATGATATATTGGTCATATCTTCTGATGTTGTAACCTGACCAGATTTCATTTTTATGATCATTCCAGAACTTTTCCAGTTTTTCCTGATCATTCACTATGTCTGTTTCAGTCTGTTTTTCCATGTCTATGAACACACCCAACCAATCATGTGCAAAGACTTCCATATCACAGAACAGCATGTTTCCATCCTTTCTATTTGAAAAGGATCCTGCCCTGCATCACAGAACAGGATCCTTCATGCTACTTTTCATATACTTCTTTAATTTCAAATTTTGAAAATCCCTTGTTGTTCTTGGAATAGTTCAGAAGGAATTCCAGTCCCTGTGTGTCAACCGCTTCTTTGGCATCCATGATCATATTGTTGTATTGACTGTAATTTTCAAACTTTACATCTTCAATGACATCCAATGATCTGATGAAATCATCAACAATTCCAATCTGGAACCCCTGTGTGATGACCTGATTCATGAAGATCAACTGATTCTTGTAGTCACCTTCAAGGATCTTGAACCAAGCACTGAACATTGGATCACCCTTCTTGGATTCTTTCAGTTCCATCTTGTCAATCTTTACTTCATATTTACCTTCAGGTACTTCTTCATAAGTAACTGAACCATTCTGTTCAGCTTCCTTGACATCTGCTTTCAGACCTTCAACATCAATGCTTTTGTTCCATTTTTCAAAAATATCAGACATGTTATTCCCTCACCTTTCTCTGTCTTCTTCTTGGTGTTCCTGTTGTTGCTTCTGCACTGACCATTGCCTGTGGCTGTGGTTCATCTTCCTGTGGTGCAGGTGCATCCGCATCTGTTGGAAGTGGTACATTCTCAACCTGTGGATTCTCAACTGCATCTGGTGCATCACCAGAAGATTTTCTTGTTCTTCTTGTATGTTTCTTTTCAGCAGGTGTGAATTCACCTTCAGAATTGACCGTTCCTTTCAGTTCTGAAGCGTTTATTGGTTCGGTTGATGGAATATCCGTTTTTTCTTCAACCGCTTTCTGTGGCTTCTCTGTGGCTGTCACAGCATTGGAATTTGCTTCATCATAGACTTTCACCAGTTCATTCCAATCCAGTGGTATCTGTGTGACATTGATTCCCTTTAATCTTCCACCACCAAACACAACTTCATTGGATTTGAAATTCAATGTTCTGGATCCGTCATCTTCAACAACAATCCTTGCAACAATGTCAACCATTCCTGCAATCTTGTTTGCAATCTTTGCTTGGATGTTTGGTGTGATTGCTGTGGTCTTGTCACCAGACTTCTTTGTGATGTCCCTTGTGGAATCTTCATGACTGATCAGGATGATGTTCTCATAGTCCAGATTGGTCAGCTTGCGGATGGTGGAAAGATATTCTGTTCTCACTTCATCCCATGCCTTGAATGGATCATCTGATTCATGATCAAGTCCAAGTTTGTCATACATATACAATCTGCATGACTGATATGTGTCTTCCAGAAGGTCAACCACAATGGTCTTGAAGTCATTGTTCTTCTTTTCCAGTTCATCAATGGCATCCTTGAAGACTTTCCATGCAAGGACTTTCTGTCTTCCTTCATATGTGTCCTTGATTGGCAAATATGGCATTGTTACAAACTGGATGTTTCCATCTGTATTCAGGTTCAATGGTGCAGGTGCCTGATCAGCAAATGTGGTCTTCCCACTGAATGCCTGACCATAGATCCAGATTTTTCGTTTTGTTGCGGATGTGATGTTTCTTCTTTCACTGCTTGGCAGTAACATATAAGTTCTTCCTTTCTGGCAATATTCTGTGAATTCACAGAACTTGCACAAGAATGATGGTTTCTTTGGATATTCTTCTGAATTGTCAATATGGACAATTGTCTGAAGAAAATCAATGACATTGTTTGGATCATATGGAACTTGAATTGTCTTGATTTCAAGATGTTCCAGATCCTGCATGACCATTTTTCTGTATTCAAGGGAATCCATCTTTCCCTTTTTCAATGTTGATTTTGGTATAAACATGAAGAACATATTCCTGATCCGTTTTCCTGTTATCCGTTCAAGTTCATACTTGTACACATGAAGCTGATTGCTTTGAAGATAATGTTCAACGCTGTTTGAATATTTGAAGTCATACAGATCAAACAGACCATGTTCTAGATTTGCATCCAGTTTTGTGCATGGAACCAATAGATCCAAGAATCCATGGAACAAAGGATCTTCAATCTTGACTTCATGTTGACAGGTCTCTGGAAGCAATTCTTTGACCTTTGGGATCCAATATTCCAGTTTCATAGATTCTGTGATGATGTCATCTGTTATGACAGGATAATTGCTGAAGTATTCATCCAATGCAGTCTGGACATCTGTTTCAATTCCTTTGTGCAGTGCTGATCCAACATACAAAGGATTCTGTGGATCATCTGTTGGAATTGTTTTCAATTGTTCAATATAATGCAGGTACCATTTATAAGGACATGAATCAAAGGTTTCCACCCTGCTGAATGAATATTGCATGAATCAGACCTTCCTTTCCTTGTTCAGATCAATGACCAGTTTGCAGAATTCTTCAAACTTTTCTGGATATAACAGAATAGCATATCCACCTGCCTGATCAATTTCTTCCAGTTCAAACATCTGAAGTGGTGAAGGTGTTCCATGATCTGATTTCAATTCAACCGCCACAAAGTGACCATTGATACAGCACAACAGATCAGGAATTCCTGCTTTGGTATATGAACCGCCACCCCAATATTTGATGAACCAACATCCTTGTTCTTTCAGGAATCGTTTGACCTTGGTTTCAAATCTTTTTTCAGGTGTCATTCCTTGACCTTGATTCTGATGGATGACTTCACATCAGAATTCTTGGAACATTCTTCAGCAATCTGTGGATATTTCTTTTTTAATGCTGTGGAATCAATGGATGTTCTTGTTGTAGGTGCAACATATGTGATTGAAATGAATTCATTTTCCCATTTCTTAATTCCATTGGCTTCCATGACCTGCAGGATCTTTTCTTTGAATTCATCCTGTTTTGCTTCCTGTTTCTTGATGACCAATGCAACCTTGGTGATGTCATCCAGAATTTCTGGAATTGCTTCTTCCAATGTCTTTGGTGGTTGAAAATCATATGCATCATTGCAGTCTTCCATTGGATCCTTGACTGTACCATCTTGAACATCTGGACAGCATTGGTTGCAGGCTTCCTTTTCTTCACAGAAGAAACAACAACATTTCTTTCCTTTTCCACATGTATCATTTGAAGCTGTTTTGCAGTTTATCATTTTGATTTTTCCTTTCTAAATAATTCATCAGTGAATTCCTTCCTGATCTGCAAAGTTGGAAGGATTTCATTTGTTTCCACTGAATTCATGACCATCATCAGATAATAGAAACATGTCTGATCTTGACCAATCCTGTGGATGCGTTTCTGTGACTGTTCAAACAGTTCTGATTTGTCTGGAATTGTGAAATAGATGATCTTGTTTGCTTTCTGAAGATTCAGACCATATGCCCCTGCTTGATATTGAACAAGTGTCACACTGTCATCCATCAATTCATAGGCATTCAAATCTTTGAATTCTCCATTGATGATTGATATTGGTTTTTCACACTGTTCACATATCCTTTTCAGCTTGAACAGTTCATTGTTGAAGTTATAGAAAACAATCAATCTGTCATTGGTAGATTGAATCAAATCCTTGAATGCTTCCAACTTCCCTTCTGAATACATTCCACACAGTTTTCTTTCACATAACCTTTTGGTCAGTAATGTATCACCAACCAATATTTCTTCACCAACATCAACAATCTTGTCTTTGGTGAATTTCCTATAATTCTTTGATGCTTGGATCATGACTGGAATGAATATCTGTTCTGGAAGGTCAATGACTTCATTTGTCTTCATCCAGATACATCCATGTTCATTCATCTTCTGTTTCATTCTGTCTGTGTTCTTGTATGGATCAGATCTGTCAACAACATTCCTTCTATCTTTTCCAACTTGAATTTTCTTCCAGTTGATATATTGTTCAAGGAATGTCTTTTCAGGAATTTCCCATCCAAGCAGATGACATTGTGACCAAATATTTTCATATTTTCCTGATGTTGGTGTTCCTGATAATAAGATGACATTTGCAGGTTGCAGTTTCAGAATGAATTTTGTCTGTTTTGCCTCGGTGTTCTGGATCAATGATGATTCATCCAACATCAATGTGAATTCACGCAAGGATAGCAATTGTGACCTTCTCCAAGCTAATTCATAATTGATGACACCAATCAATCTGTCTTCTGGATGTGATTCATCAATTCTTTCAATGAATGCAGACAGGTTCCCTTTTGTTAGGTCATATACTGTCCATCCATAATTGGATTTGAAGTGATTGATCCAGTCATTGATCTTTGATTTCTGACAGATCAGAAGATTGATTCTTCTGTCCAACTTGACCATTTTTTCTGCACCAATGAATGTCTTTCCAAGCCCCATGTCCAGAAAATAGGCAACATGGTCAAGACCTTCAGTCTGTTCCAGTGCTTTGATCTGGTGTGGATAAAGGTTCATCATTCTTCACATGCTTTCCTTCTGGAAGTGACATCATCTTCAGCAATGCATCTGTCATGTCTGTGATTCTGCAGTGGATTTCCTGTCCATTCAGATTCATGTGGACTTCACCAGTCTTTTCATTTGACATGATCATGATGGTTTCTTTTCCATTTGGATTAAAACCATGGACATTGATCTGAATTGCTTTCAACATAGATGTGTCACCACAAAGATGCAGATGTGGATTCCAAGGTATATGATGGAAAACGCAATTCCAATTGCACATGCCCAATCCCCCATGCTATAATGTTTATGTTTCATAAAAAGCATCATCCTTTCTGACATGTGTTGGTAGCGCATGTCTTTTTTTGTACCTTGATTCCTGTGTGCTGTTCAAACAGTTCTGGACTGATGAAATATGTCCATCTGTTCTTGCTGATCTTGACTGCATAGCCAAATGGCAATCTGCCTGTCTGAAGACCTACCCTGACAAACTGATCACTGACTTGCATCAGTGAAGCTGTCTGTGTCACTGACATCCTATTCTGCATAATCACCTTCTTTCAGACCTAGGATCTGACAGATGCGTTTGATCTGGTCTATGGATTTTCTGGATCCAGTAATCAGTTCATAGGCATAGGATGTAACAATTCCAAGTTGTTCAGCCAGACTTGTCATGGTCATGTCCTTGTCAATCAGTGCTTTTCTGACATCTTTTTCAAATTTGCTTGCCATGTTCACCTTTCCTTTCATTTTGTGATGAAAATATTCTGCAAAAATCTTTGACAGTATGGTGAAAATGTTCTATATTGAAGGTGCTACCCAATCAACAAAGAAGAAATTCACCATTCTGTTTTTATTGTGGTAAATACTTTCACCACCTTCTTTGTTATAGCAGAACATTTTCACCAATGCAAGTATTTTTTGCTAAATATTTTCACCAGAAGGAAAATTTTATGACTATTTTTGACAGAATAAAGGAATTAGCAGATGAAAAAGGATTGAGCATCATAAAACTTCAGCAAATGGCAGGACTTTCAAAAGGTGCTATTCAGCAATGGAAAGACAACAAACATGCACCATCAATTGAAAATTTGACAAAGGTTGCCAAAACATTAAATGTTTCAGTTGAATATCTCACTGGTGATTCACAATATAGAAATCAGAATGATATGATCAATCATTTCATGCAGACAACAGATCAAGATGAACTTGCAAGAACATCCACCATGATTCCTGTTCAAGATATAGTCAGGGCAGGAATACCAAATCATGAACTTGATATGCCAAGTCCAGAAGATGTTCTTGATTATGTTCCCTATCCTGAAAATGCACATGGAAAACTTTATGCATGCAAGATAAAAGGAAACAGCATGTCACCAAGAATTCAAGATGGTGATGTTGTCATCTTTAGACTTCAACCAGATGCAGAAAATGGTGACATTGTAATTGCAAAGGTCAATGGTGATGATGCTTGTTGCAAACGATTGATCAAGAATAAGGACACAATCACACTGCAGTCATTGAATCCAGACTATGCACCAATGACATTCAACAGGGATGAAATAGATCAGAAGCCTGTGACCATCATTGGAAAAGTTATTCAGTTCATTGGAAAACTATGATAATGAACCATAATGAACCGCAAAATTTTGCTATACAAAGCCAAAGTTCAATGGTTCATTGTGATTTTCATATAATTGTCATGATTTTTTATCAAAATAATAAAAAGAAAAAATATAGTGATATAGAAAAAGACAATGAACCGGAACCAAAAAAGCACAAAAAATCCACACATGTGCAACCATGTGTGGGTACAAGAACCATCAGGTGTGATGATCCTACGCAAAGAAATTATATCACACCTGTCACAATGAAAGGTGTGATTTTATTATGCGGATGCCAAATGGATTTGGATCAGTTTACAGATTAAAAGGAAACAGAAGATGCCCTTATGTGGCAAGGAAGACAACTGGATGGACATATGATGAACAAGGACAGAAGTCATTCCCTGTTTACAAGTTCATTGGATTTTATTCATCAGCACAAGAAGCAATGACTGCATTGACTGAATGGAACAAGACACCTGATCAGTTCCATTTTGAAAACATGACCTTTGAAGAACTATATGAAAAATGGTCTGCAGAACACTTTCCAGAGATCACACACAAATTGACTGTCACCTACAAGACAATGTTCAACCTGTGTTCAGAGATCCACAAGACCAGATTGATGGACATCAGATTGGACAACATCCAGAAGATTGCAGATGAATCAGGAAAGAACAAACCTACTTTGAAGAATCTGAAAAGTCTTCTTGGTCTTATGTTTGATTATGCAGTGACACATGAATATGTTCCATCACAGAAAAGGGAAATGGTGAAAGCATTGAACATTGAAAAAGGAAATCCAAACAGCAGAGATCATCACAGATTCACAACAGATGAAATTGACAGGATCTGGAAGATGCATGATCAGAATCCTTATCTGAATTTGATATTGATTCAGATATATACAGGATGCAGAATCAATGAATTGTTGGATTTGAAGAAAGAAGATGTCCATTTTGATGAAAGATGGTTCTTTGTCAGAAAATCAAAAACAAAGTCAGGGATCAGGGAAGTCCCAATTGCAGAAAAGATTGTTCCATTTGTAGAACAATGGATGATGAAAGACAGTGACTTCCTGATATGCACTGAAACAGGCATCCATTGCACTTATAGAAATTACCTTGATGTGTACTGGACACCAATGATGGAACTGCTTGGAATGGAAACACACAAGCCACATGACACCAGACACACCTGCATCAGTATGTTGGCAGAAGCAAAGGTAGACAAAAGATGGATCACACAGATTGTTGGTCATTCTGGTCAAGGTGTGACTGAAGGTGTTTACACACATATAGATCTTCCACATAAACTGGAAGCAATAAATAAGATATGAAAAAACAGGACATCAATCCTGTTTTTTTAATAATTCCACATACTGGTTGAATTCATATTCAGTGACTGTCATGTTCAGGACTTCCAATGCAATCCACACAGCATCCTCTGTGGTGCATTCTGGATTGTTCTGGTGAAGTATTTCAGTTGCAATGACCAAGACATCATCCTGTGTGTAATTCATATCACTTCATGACCTGAATGCTGATCCATGTCAATTCCTGCTTGTTTGGCAATCTTCAAGACAGAAAGACTGAACCACTTCTGAACATCTTCGGTATGACTTGCATCTTCCCAACTCATACCTTTTTGTTCCAGTTTTCTTTCAACCTGAATTCCACAATTTCCTAATGCATCAAAAATCATGACCGCTTCTTCCTGTGTGACCTTCAATGTAACTTCTTTTTTGGTAGTTTTCATAACATCATCCTTCTTTCTGTCCACGCTTCAGGTGATGGACTGACCTTTGTGATTAGTGGTAAATGTGATAATCAATTACTGTAGTGATTGCTGACATTTTTGCATTCTGTCTGCATTCTTCAAAGAAATCTTCACATCTTTTTTCTTCAAGTATTTTTCCATATGCAAGGACAACACCATTTCTTACTGCCTGAAGTTCATCTTTGCTCATATCTTGAAGATTCAATACTGCAGAAATGATGTTCATCTGCTGTTGTGAAACAAAATGAATATCAATGTCCATTGCTTCAAATATTCTTAACTGACTTTCATCTGGATCAATAACAGTACAACCATCAACTATTCTTAATTTCATATCTTGTTCCTTCTTTCTTTGTACCCTTATTATTGCACCTATTAGGTTACTTGTCAATAATTATTTACACTTATTTAGTTATTTCATTTGAGCAGCTTGAACCTATGCGGTTAAAATAAAACTTGACAATAAACCAATTCGGTGCAATAATATATAGAGAACCAAAGAAGGTTCTGAAAGGATGATAGTTCTATGAAAACAGAATGCAGTGAAAAGTCCCTTGCTACCAACAAGGGCAGTCAGTCCCTGAAGTTCAAGGTGATCCTTGACAACAGGGAAAAGGACAGACCAGACTGGACACATGTGGAAACAGTGGTCAATGCTGAAGAAGCAGGAAACAATAGTCCATATGGTTGCGGTCAGTACATCCGTATCACAGGGGATGAAATTCCATTCACCTGCAGGTCTTGGGATTTCAGGTACATGATCCACTACAACCTGAAGGATGCTGTCAAGGAAGCACTGGAAGAAATGTTTAGAAAGAATCTGACCAGTGTTGAAGTGATTGAAGGTGATGCAGAATGACCAAGAATGAAAAACAGGAAATCCTGTATCAAAGATCATGGATCAAAGTGAATCCAGATGGATCAGTCACCAAAGAAGGGATTGCAGATTTCTTTGACAGCATTGAAAACCTGAATCCAGAATGGTGTCAGGACTTCATCAACAGTGCATCTGATGATGAAATGGTTGTCATCACAAAACTGGTCATGGATATTGATCCAGACACTGATCAAGTTGTTGGAATTGAATGTGCAACACCAGTCAAAGTGTTCATGAAGCAAAAGTGAAAGGAAAAAAGGTGGTGCCTAATAAGCACCACCCTTCCACTGTATGAATGAAAATTTTATTGTAGGGCATGAATATGCCAATGAATCTGATAATATTGTCAGGATCCTGAAAAGGACAAAGTATTTTATTTGTGTCATTGATACTGATACACTATTAAAGTACAGGATCAAAATCAGATATGCTGATGATGGTCATGAAATTGCTGAAGAATGCTTTGTTCCACAAAAATGGAAAGGTGCATTGGTATTCAGTTCAAGAAGGGAGTACATAAGAAATGAATGATATTAAATTAGCCAGATTGGACACAGGTCTTTCAAGACAACAGATCTGTGACATGTATGGAATCCCCACCAGATCACTTCAGAATTGGGAAAATGACATTGCTGAATGCCCTTCCTATGTTCATGACTGGTTGATGGAAAAATTAGTCAAGGAATCCCATGTTGCGACCATCAAAAAAGGATTCAGTGTGATGGACTTCCACATCAAAGGATATAACATCCATCTATACAAAAAAGAACTTGGAACACTGGAAGAATCAGATCAGTTCTTTGAACTGAAAGATGGTATGGTTGACACCAAGATCATTGATCAGATCAAGACACTGGAACACCTTGGATGGAAGATTGTTTTTGAAGATTAGCTTTGTTACTAGTATGTTACTATTATGTTACTAATGGACACCAATCCAAAAAAATGGACAAAAGAAAAACCCCTTGAACACTGAAGTCCAAGGGGTTTTTTCAGTTCCAAAATTAACGCTTTGTTAATTTCTGACCTTATTATATAAGGATAATTTTATGGTTTGTTACTAGTAGGTTACTAATCAGGAAGTTCCCTGAAGTTCACTTTTTCTTCTTTCCACCCTTTTTGGTGGAAGAACCTTTTGAAGAACCTGATCCACATGGCATTGTTATCACCCCACCTTCTGGATGTTGTTCACGTTCATTGCACACCAAACAACACCTTCAGCAGTCAGGACTGCCCTGTCACCAACCAATTCACTGACAATATAGGAATCATGCCATGAAGTGACCTGTGTTCCATTGTAGTCATGATTTGATGTTGGTCTGACAGTATCACCAACATGGATGCTGTTGTCTGTCTGTGGGGCAGGAACAGGTGCAGAACCAACCTTCTGGATGCACTGTGTATTCATAGCACACCAGATTGTACCATTGGCAGTCAATACTGCCCTATCACCATTCAGTTCTGAAATGATATAGCTGTCATGATAGGAAGTCACTGCAGTTCCATTGTAATCTGTGAGATTGATTGGAACAACTTCATCACCAACTACAAATCCTGTTTCAACAGGTGTTGGTGCAGGTGTGTCACCAGATGAATTGGCATATTTCATCCATGCTTCTACATCACCATAGAAAAGGTCAAGATCAAGTCTTCCATTATATCCTGCAAGGGATCCTGCAGAAGAATACTGTCTGATTGCACATGTGTATGCCCCTTCATTCGATGGATGGTCTTGGTATCCTGTTGGATCATTGGTTGCATATTGTGCCACCCACATGCCACAATCACCAATCTGACCTTCCAATCTGTTCAAAGCAGATGCCTGAACATAGACAATTGGATGCACACCAGTACGTTCATAGACTCTATCGCAGAATGATCTGCACCATCCTGCATCATCAATTCCCCATCTTGCATTTCTTGCAGATTCCCAATCCAGACATGGAATTGCTTCATGGAAATAGTTCAGTGTGTTCTGGATGAAGAAATCAGCTTCTGCAACTGGATCATTGCCATCAGCATAATGATAGAATGCTAACAGTTTCCATGCAGATTTTGCATCCTGATATTGACTGTCACAGGATGGTGAAACATAACCAAGACCTTCTGTTGCCTTAATGATGACAAAATCAGCAGGAACTGCATGCAGATCGATTCCTGCTTGCCAATTTGAAATATCAATTCCCTGTAATGGCATTATTCAGTCACCCCACTTTCCTTGTTGTAGTTATTTGTTGAGATTTCAAGACAGGTTCCAAGGAATGTGTCAATTGCTGTGATGGTGCCAACAATCTCCACACCATATGGAAAACCCCAAATCTTTGCTAATGCAAAATAAAGAACACCTGTTGCAGGTAAATAGATCTGTGCTACCTTTTTTAGAAAATCGTAATGGCTGTTAGTTAATTTCATGTTTTTCCCTTTCCTGTTGGTCTTTTTGCCAACTATATTCATCCCCTTTTAGGAATGAATTTTCCTGAATGCACTTCTGATATATCGTTTTTATTTCAGTGATTGCTGAAGTGATGACACCGTTTTTCATCCTGTACTGTTCCATGTACAGTTCATATTTGTCACATTGACTGATGATGAATTTGAACTGTTCCTGTGTGTGTCTTCTGTGATTCATACAGGCATTGGCAAAGTCAAGGATTTCATTCCTTGTGTCATCAATTTCCTTCTGTCTGGATCTCTGAATATGTTCATCCAGTTCTTCTTGGATGCTTTTCACATTCTTGTTGGTTTCATTCAACTGATCACTGATGTTTTTGTTGATCTTTTTACCGAACCAAGAAAAAATGGAATCCCATGGATTCCACTTGATTGGACTGATCTGGATCATTGTCAACAGAATGAAGATGACAAATGCTGATATTGAAAAGTTGTGTTCCAAATACATGTTTAATATGTCCCATAATGACATCAAATCACCTTCTTCATCCCATGAAACAATGTTCCTGTTTGAATATTTCAGGTATTTATCAAAGAATAGGAATTCTTTCCCATTCCAAAATGCCCTGACATACAAATCATCAAAAGGTGTGACTATATGCACCAAATAGAATCTGTGTTCCTTTGGATGATCAATAGTCTTCACCTGTGATCTTTTTGTATTCATCTTTTGTGATGTATTCTGAATCAACTAATCTATGCAACATTTCCTTTGTGTAAATGTGCATACGATAATACAACAGACATTTTTGAAAGTTTGACATTATTGACCTACCCCCTGCAAAGACATCAGCAGATCAATCTTTGCATTCATTTCCATTGCTTGGACTTCTGCATCTGTTCTTTCACGTAGAATGAACCATGAAACACCATCCACAATCATGTTCTGAACCAAGACCATGTTCTGGTGTTCTTCACCATTGATCTTCACTGTGACCAGATTTTCAGGTGCAAAGACCTTGGAATTGATTTCCTTTTTTGCAATATAATTGTTTCCATTTACTTCAAGGTCTTCCAGTTTTGTTCCATCAAATAATTCAATTGTGACTTTTTCCATTTGATTTCCTTTCCAAATAGGGCAACATATAGTTCCCTAATATTTTGAATCTGAATATGTGACATCAATTTGTAGTTGGAACCAATCCATGATCTGAATGAATTTTCAATTTCAGGATAGGTCAGTTTTTCAGCATCCAACAAACGCTTGTATGCTTTCAATTTCCTTCTTTCCCTTGTCACATTCTTTGGATTGATTTTCCTGACCACTGTTCCATCTTCCCTCATGAAATAACCAATCTGCAGGAATCTGAAAAGGTTTGAGATCTTGCAGATTCTTGTTTTCTTTGGATTGATTATCAAACCATAATCATCAGCAATTTTTTGGATTCCTTTCAGGACATCCTGCAGGACTGCTTTGTCATGGTGGATGATGTACATGTCATCTGTGTATCTTGCATAATATTTCATTGATCTGACAATCTTGACATAGTTGTCAATCATATAGGGATATACAATGCCAACTGCTTGTGACAATTGATTTCCAATGCCCACACCTTTATGAAGGAACTTTTGACCAGTCTTTTTTGAATTGTCCACCATCAAATCAACAGGATTGACCTTTGTTTTGTATAGGTCAGAAACTTCTTGGTCAGACATATATGACACATCAAATTCAAAGGTCTTGAATACCTGATCCAACAGTTGTGGAAAGAAATCTTGATCAGGAACAATTGATTTCAGCATTTCCTTGCATTTCTGATGGTCAACATTGGCATAGTAGCCTGAAAAATCAATCAGAAGGATATATCCATCATTAGTGTGGTATTCTTCCCAATACTTATGAAGATGTACCAACAATCTTTTCCTTGTGAATGACACACCCTTTCCTTTTTGGCTTGCACCATTGTCATAGATCAATTTCTTTTGGATGCATGGCATCACCACATTGTCGCAGACTGCATGGTTCACAGTTTTGTCAATCATGGTATTTGATGCAATGAATCTTGTTTTTCCACGTTCTGAAATCAGAAATCTTTGTGTCTGCTGTGGCTTATATGTTCTTTCCATCAGCTTCTTCTGAATCTTTGCAGTTTCCAAAAGCTGATTCATTTCAAACAATTGTGTTGAATATTTGAATGTGCTTGCTTTGATTGAACCTTTTCCTGCTTCATATAGAACATTGGCATCATATATTTCATTCATAAAATAAAAAACTGCCATCCAGTGACATCAGACTTATCTGGTCACATAGCAGTTGTCATTTATCATCCAAATGGATGAATGGACAATCTTTCCTTTCCAAGTGCTATGCATGGAAACATGTCCTTTTGCATAGCTGTGAAATCAGGGCGAACACCGTTAGAATTGGAAGCACTATTGTTGTTCACATTACCATTATTGTTGACATTGCAGAAGTTACTGGAAGAATAAACTGGAACACACAAAGATTGCCCAATGCTATTTTTTGATATACTTCAAGAATCTATTGTCTGACTGTCGCAAACTTTTGATCATATTGAATTCATGTTCTGTTTCAAGAACTATGTTCATGTATCTGTTTTTATCAGCAGGAAGGATTTCTGCCATGTATTGCAGTTCCTGTTGAAGCTGATTGCAACATTGCAATGATCTGTCCATTTCAAGTCTTCTTTCTTCAAATTCAGACATGTATGTTGGATAGATTGTATTTGCTTTTATAAGATGATGAACAATTCCCCTGCATAGATTCAATATCACAGATCTTTCCTGCTGAACAATCCAGACATCAAAGCCATATTCCATAGATCTCAATGTGTCCTGATGTTCTTGTTTATCATCAGGATCCTGAATGTATGAAGTCACCTTCTTGATGTGTTCATCTTCCCTTTTCTGACTATAACCAAATGACATGATCAGTTCATTTGTAACCATTGTTCTGATTCTATAGGCTTGATGAACTGCTTCCAGTTTTGAAACTGATCTTTTATTTTTTGGTATATCTGACATTGAAATCCTTTCAAAATGTCCCTGCCCACAAGGGGCAGGGGATTGCTGATCAGTCGATCAGGAAAGCAGGGCGAACACCGCCAGAAGCGGAAGCACCATTGAGGTCCACAAAACCACCATTGCTGACAACGCAGAAGCCACTGGAAGAATAAACTGTTCTCAACCAATACCACATGTTTCTGTAGAAACTGAACTGTGGTGCAAGCGTAAACAATGGAAATCTGGAATAGTCACATCCAATATGATATGCATTGTGTGCAGAAGCACCCCATGCAGAAACACCATAGACCTGTTCATCTGTCATCAGGTCAATCTGTGAATCATACCATGCCCAACCAGATGAATCATTTCCAGAAATAGCATTGTCCAACAATGCCCTTATTGTGACAATATGACTGGATCCAAATGCACTCTGTACTGTTGAAAGTGCAGATGCCAATCCTGACTGTTTCATTTTACTGTTGTAATATCCACCAGTTGCAGTGTTTGTGTCATTCATCACTGCATTATAAAGTGTTGAATCAGGAACAATGACTGCATGATGTTTTGTCAACTGTGTGTCACCTTGATTCAGGAATATATCAAATCCTGCAATTCTATAGTTCACACCACCGATTGTCCAATAATCTCCAACATATAGATCATCAAATGTTCCTGCACTGATTGCATTGAATTGTGCAGTAGTCACTGCAGTTCCAAGATATTTTCCACGGAACACAGCATTGTGAGATCCTGCATTTGAGAACATCAATTTTGCCAGTTCTGTATTGGTTGCATTCTCAACGCTTTTTGCCCTTGTTACTTCTGCAGACAGATCAGATGAATTTGCTTTCAATGAAAGTGCAGAATCTGTCTGTAATTTTGTATAGTAAAAAGTCATGTCATAGGTTCCACCAATATCATCCCAACCTGTGTCAGTTTTTGCATAGTTTACATTGGTCTTTCCAGTTGTTTCATCATTAGTGACATTGTAAACCCAACCAACTTCAGCATCTGTTGGAAGATCTGCATATGTGGCAATCGTTCCTTTTGGTTTATACACAGTACCAATCTGTGTGATTCTATCACCAAGGGATTGTTCTGCAGTCTTTGCCCTGCTGTTTTCTTCAGTGATTGCACCTTGAACATTGTCTGATTTCATTTGTGCAGATGTACCATCAAATGAAATATTGGATGCCTGACCAAGTTGTGCCATCAGATCATCTTTTGTTATCTGTTTTACATCTTCAAGGTCATTACAAAGAATTGTTCCTTGACCACTTAATGATTTGATGACAGGTACCTTTGTTATTTCTCTATTTGCCATTTTCATTCCCTTTCCTAGTTATGCCAAATAATAGTTCCATTTTCTTTGACACAAATATGATAATCATCTGAAGCAGAACCACCAAAACAAACATGACCATTTGGTGCAATGTCCATTGCATATTTTGCACCTTGTGCATTGATTGTTTTTGATGTTCCATAATTGATTCCCATGTATGTGTCATAGACCAATGCTGTCACAGCATAGGTTGTGTCATAATCAAGACCACCTGCACCAAATGTATATTCAGTCTTTCCTGACTGACCACTGATTCCAATGGTATAGTCAGCACCATTGCATGAAATCTTTATTCCAGAACCTTGATTTGTGCTTGAAATAGTCCTATCAACAGACCAATCAACAATCACATGAATATATTTTCCAGAATCAGATGCAACACCTGCTGAATCACAATGATATGCCTGAAGACTGCTGACAGTTGGTGCAATATATGCCAGTTTCCAATTGGCGGTCAATGTCAGTCCATAGTTGCCAGTGAATTGACTGTTTGGATAGTAAGTATTTCCATCACTTCCTGCCCATGATACGAAATCATAAAGTGTTCTTGTAGGAACTGCAGATGATAATGTCAATGTCTGACCGTATGTCTTAGTCTGATTGCCTGGAGCATTCGTACCACCGTTAGCATTGAATGATACCTGCCATGTGTTAATTTTCCATACTGCTGTCAGTGTGAAATCAAAATCACCTGTCCATTCCTGACCAGGAGAATAATTGTTTCCATCTGAGCCATGCCAGTACTGGAATGTATATCCTTCACGGCTTGGAACCGTTGTAGATACATACCAATGGAAACCATAAATTTTTGTAGAATCTGATGGAGCACCTGTGCCACCATTAGCATCATAGTGAACTGTATGCCTTGGATTCGCTGATGTTGATATTGTGACCGTTGGATTGACATCATTGCTCGGATATGTGGAATGACCATAACATGAATAGCTTGCAGATACTGCTGAACCATCACCGTTATGAGCCACTTCTACGTCAAATTCGTCAGTAACATGGTCACCTGGATAACCGGTAGTAAACGATACATTACCTCTGCCGTTAAGGCTTACATATGCTGTGTCGGCATAGATGTTATAAGGAGAATTGTTGTAATAACCACCACGAACATGGATCGTTGACGATGTTCCATTGTTAGCGGTCTCATACGCTTCAACCCAAATTCCTATCGCACCATAACCAGGATTACCGAGATCATTATTTACTCTTGTCATTCAATCACCTCATTTCTTATCAACATAATTCAATGAAAGATGCCCATTTTCACGCATATGAAATTGCCAATATCCATCAGAATCCAAACCATTGTCAATTGATAATGATTCAAAGACTTCAGATGATGCAATGAACAGTTCCTTGTTTGTGATATAAGCAACCTCAATGCCATTGTCATAGAAGCTAATTCTGTCCGAAGACATTACCAGCTTCATTGATGCATTGTCATTACCAATCAATACGGAACCATCTGGCTGAATCGTGAAGTATTCAGATAAGCCCATATGGAAGATGCCGTTGTCCAAATCCCAATAATTCACACCTGTTGAATCTTTGATGACACCTGCTTTTATCAATGAACCAATCAAGACACCAAATGTCATCATAGAAGCATTGATGTGACCATCTGATGTGATTGCAGTATCATATTTTCCGTCATATCCTGTTGTAGAAAATCCAAGACCGCCAGTATTCCATCTTCCAACCACACTGGATTCCTGCAATGTTGCTTTGTCAAAAACAACATATTCATCAGGGTATCCGTCACCATCTGAATCATGTGGTGAAGCATGACCACCTTTTGCACTGGTGATTTTTTTGGTTGCATAGTCAACTGCTTCATCCATTGCAGATGAAGTGACAACATCATTTGTTTTTTCACTGATCTTTGCAATTGTGGATGCCAGATTTGACTTTGCATCACCAAAGTCCACAGAATCATATCTTTCCTGAATTACATTCCAAACAGTCTTGATGCATTCTGCTGTTGTTTTGATATTGTATTTGTCAAACCATATAGTCACTGTGTCACAAAGATTGACTGCAGTGTTGGCACCTTTTTGAACACTGATCAGAATATCGCCTGAATTTGTTGTCAAATAAACACCTTCATTGTCAGTCAAGAAATCAGTGTTGTCTGCTGTGTCATGTTGAACATAGCTGACTGTCAAACTGATTTCAGGAACACCAATGTTGTGGCTTTTAATATATACAGATGCTTTTGCATCCAGATCTGCAACTGATGGTGCAGTCTGAAAGTCTTGTGAACAATCAACAGAAAGAATCTTTGTGAAATCAAATGTTCCTTCTGCATTGACAATATTTCCTTTTACCAATGTTCCATCTGTATTGATCCAATAGCAGATGATACCTGTGTACATATTGGAACAGTTTTCTTCTTGTGTTAGATCTACAAGGTTCTTTCCATAACGTATCACAACCCCATTGTCTGAACCTCTGTTGTTCTCCAATGTCGCTGTGTATCTTTTGAAATGCCATTCACCACCATAAACATCCAAAAGTGAACCTGTCTGTCCACCCAACCATGACCTAATAGAAGAAGGAACCTTCACATTGAAGTTTGCATTGGTGCTTCGGGTAGTTGAAAGACTGAATGGACAGTCAATCATTGAATTGGCAATCAGTCCAGACAATGCACCTTGAATGTTTGTAGCACTGAAAGGTGCTACTGGATAACCATTCAGATCATAAGAAATATGATGTGCATAGACAACAATGGTTCCTTTTGATGATTTTTTGATGTGATAAATTCTGAAAGGTTCTTTGTCATCATTGTAGTTTGGTTTTGCAAAAAGAATTGCCCTGTATTTAATATCATCAAAATGGATTCCAGAAACAGGATATTCCATTTCCAATTCATAGGATCCATTTCTTTCTTCAGTGACTTTGCAATACTTGCAATCCGAAAGAAAACCAAGTCCCATTGTCTGGAACTTGGTTTCTGTACTTTCATATAAAATTGGATAGGTCATACAGTCACCCATCTTGGTGTTATTTCACACCCTGTGATACCACCACTGAATGAAACAGTGTTTATTCCTTCAAGCAATGTTGGGAAAAGTCCTAATTCAACATAGGAATTTCTATTTTCTGATAATTGTCTATAGATGTTCTGTTCAGCACAATCAATCATCAAATAGTCATCCAATTCTTTGAATGTCATGACCACTGCACCAATTGTCAGTGTTCCCGCACCTTTTCCAGTGACCTTTATCAATGGATAGGCTTCAACATCTGAAGGATTGGTCAGTGTACCACCAGAAGCAATTGTGACTGCAGTTTCCCCTGAAAAGTAATATCTGAATGGTTTGCAGTCAATTTTCATTTTTGCTTTTCCTGTTGCATTCAGAATGTTTGTGATAGTCACACCATCCTTGATATAAACCATTCTATAGACCAATGGATCATTGGAATCCACTAGTCTGACATATCCTTTTTGTGAAAGGAATTTTGATGCAGATCTGATTGCAGTTGAATAGTCCACACCGCCAAGAACCAATGACAATTGATATTCATCAGAATAGTTTTCCCATGATCCATTGTCCTGATAGATGTCACCATTTCTTCCTAAAATAGAATAGACATTGAATGACCGCTTTGGCATTGGATAGGATGGAAAATGCTCAACTACAAGATGATAATCATCAGAATTTAATCCATTCAGTTCAATATTCATGATCATCAACCCCCAATCCCTGCTTTTGCCTGTTCAAATTTGATTTGAATCCTATCCATGACCGCATCTGCCAGTTCTTCTGTGTTCTGGTTATCTGTTCCATAAACATTGACAGTCATTTCTCCAATTCCTGCACCTGATTCTTCACGTACAATGTCACGCAAATCATCCAATGCACCAACAAACTCTGGTCTTTTCTCACCAACACCAATGATTGATGGACTATTGAAGACACCACCTTTGTCATACCATTCAACATTTACATGTGGAACACCTTGACTGAACCAGTCTATTGGATTCCATGATCCGTCAATGCTGAAATGTGGAAGTGGGATTGAAGGGAATGACCATTGGAAATTGAACAGTCCCTTGATCCAATCAATTGCATCACTGAATGTGTTCTTGATACCATCCCAAATTCCCTTGACTGGTTCTGAAATACCATCCCAAATGCCTTGAAAGAATCCTGTGACACCATCCCAAATGCCTTTGATAGTGTCCCATGCCCCTGTAACAAATCCACTGATTGCATCCCACACTGGTTTTGCAACTGCACTGATTCCATTCCATAAGGCAACAAAGAATGGTGAAACAACATCCCACACACCTTTGATGATTGACCATGCAATGCACACTGCAATGATGATTGCTTTCCAGACAGGTTCTGCAACTGCTTTGATACCATCCCACAATGCTGTGAAGAATGGTTCACATGCTGTCCAGACATCCTGAATGGTTTTCCATACTGTTGAAATGACATCACTGATTGCATTCCAGACAACACCTGCAACCTTTTGGATTTCTTGCCATGCTGTTGTGACCATGTTCCTGAACCAATCACAGTTGTTCCAAAGAAGCATGATGACCGCAATGATTGCAATGATTCCTGCAACCACCCATGTGATAGGTGATGCAAGAAGTGCTGTATTGAATGCACCAATCCCTGCAATGACTGTTGGCATTGTTGTCATGATTCCACCAAGTGCAATGCAGAAATTTCCAATTCCTGTGATCAGTGGTCCAAGAATTGCAATTGCACCAACACCAATCAGGATTGCCTGTTGCATTCCATCTGGAAGTCCTTCCCAAACTGTCACAACATTGCTGACAACACCTGCCAATGACTGCAATGCAGGAACTGCTATTTCTGCAAGGTTATTCCCAACATCTGCACCAAGTTCTTTTACTTGGTTCATGGTTGTTGTGAACTGGTCTATTGGATCCAGTGTGTCATTGAATGTTGTGGAAACGGATCCAGAAAAGTCTGTCAGAGATCCTGACATCCCTTGAAGATCAAGTGTTCCATTCTGTACCGCATTGTAAATTGCACCACCTGCCCTTGTTCCAAATAACTCATAGGCAGATGCAAGTTTGTCTGTGTCTGACTTATTGGATGACATTGTGTCACTGAATGCTTTCAGTGAATCATTCAATGTCTTTCCATTTGATGCCGATACCTTCATAGCAGTCTTCAAACCCATCAATGCCTGACTGGAATCCATACCTGCTTTGTCAACCTGTCCAAGGAAGTTTGCAGAATCATATGCAGACAATCCCATTTCTTTGAATGCTACTGCATTGGATGACAGTTCACCTGCAAGTGTGTTCACATCAACACCAGTCTTCTGTCCAACAGTGTTCAGGGCATCCAATAGGCTTCCTGTATCACTGGTCTGCATTCCAAAAGCGGAAAGAACTTTGGATGCATTATCAACAGATGTGCTGACATCTGTGTTGTTAATATTTGCAAATTCAATAAACTGTGTGGATAAATTTGAAAGATCATCACCAGTGACACCAAATCTGGTGTTCACTTCACCAACTGCATCACCTGCATTTTGGAAAGAAACTGGAATGGTTGTTGCAATATTCTTTGCAATGTCCTGAAGTTCAGTCAGTGCATCACCAGTGGCACCTGTTTTTGTTGTAATGGTGTCCATTGCTGAATCAATCTCTTTGAATGAAGAAATTGACTGATCAGCAACTGTCTTCAAAGGAACAGTGATGGAATTTGTCAATCCAGTCCCAACTGCTGTTGCCTGAAATCCAAATTTCTGGATGTTGGCACCTGCATTCTGCATGTTTGAACTGAAACTATTGACATTTTTCTGTATTTCCTTGAATGTATCTGATGCCTTATCATCTGCATTGATGATGACACCAAGTGAGAAATCAGCCATTCCGCTTCACCTTCTTTCCATTTGCTTCATAGATCTTTTCAATCCATCCTTTTTCATTTTTCTCAATTTCCAGAACTGTCTTCATGTTCTGGTGAACAACTTCCATGTCTGCCTTTTCTGGTTTCTTCTGCCATAAAGGAACAAATGGTTTGTTCTTTTTCCGCATAGCATTTCCAACTGCATTGGAAACTGCATCACGCATCAATGTTGTCCAACTGACCGTTTTGTTTTCATATGCTTTATAGATGAACATTCTTTCCCTATCTGTTAATTCCAGATAGTCCCTTTTTGAATAGCCAAAATTGACAGCAAAAAAGGCAAAATCCATTTCTTGTTCAAATGGTTTTGCCTTTTCTTTGTCAATTGGATTCAAAGGTTTTTGTCTGAAATATTCATAGTCAATCAGTTGGCTTGGAATAAAAAAGGCATGGAATCCTTCATTGCATTCTGAATCATCAGAACTACGGAACCATATCCTTTCTCTTTGATCAGATCATCACAGATTTGCACTGCTTCTTTCTGACCAACAAACACATCTGATCCACATTCATGAAGACAGAATCTGAATACTGTTTCCATTGTGAGAATGGAAAACATTCCCTGATTGGATGCAAATTCACCCATCAGGGAAGTTTTTGTTGTATTCTCCACATACTTCTGCCGTTCCATATTGAACTTCAGTTCATACTGCTTACCATTGAATTCAAACATTTTTTATTCCCCTTTATTCTGGAAGTTTTTCATTGGCAACTGGATTCAGTGTCAGATCAACCAATGCACCCATTCCTTTGAATGTCATAGAATAAGTGACTGAATCATCATATGGTGCATCAACAGGATAGTCTGTGATGCATCCAAGACCACCAAACATGCCCTTCTTGGTCTTGTTGTTATAGACCTTAATGCACACAGGACTTCCATCTTCAAATGCTTTGGAAAGGATCTTGTGGGATTCATCAGAAGCCACATAGATGCCACCTGTGTCAATAGACCATTCTTTCATGCCACCAATGAAGGACTTCCATCCACCATCAGTGTCCTTGGATGTGACTTCAACAGTGTCTGCAGATCTGTTGATCTTCAAAGACTGCTGACCGCCTAATGCAAGAATAGCTGTTCCTTCAGCATTCCAAATTGCAAGAAGAAGATCTTTTCCTGCTGTCGCTGAAGCACTGTTTGCATCAAAATTGCAATAGTCTTCAAATGTTGCTGTTGTATATACAACCACAACTGTTGCATCACTTTCAGGTGCTGTTGTCAATGTCAGTGCTGTTCCTGCAAAGGAATATGCTGATGTTGCCAATGCTGTTCCTGCAACTGTCACAGATGTGATTGCTGTTGGTGTGGCAGAAAGTGTGAACACTTTCTTGGTACCATCACCAGTGAACTTTTCTGTCTTTGTAGATGCAAAGATCTGTGGAATATATCTTTTCATGGTTTTATACCACCTTTCATATTTTTGCTTTGAAACCATATGAAATTCTGAAAGTGAATGGAATCACTGCATGCTTTTCATTGGTTTCATCTGTGGAAATTGGAAGAACACCATTGTTCACTTGCATGATCAATGTATATCCTTCAGGCAATGTGATGTCTTCAGTCATAGCTTCTTCAAGGTTTTGAATAAGATTGTAGATTGGTACACTGGAATCACTTGGTTCAGCAATGCAATGAATGTTCACCCTATAATCAAGAACAAACATAGTTTTGGAATTGACTGGATTGGCACCATTGAAAACCGCATAATAGAATGGACTTGGTTCATTGACTTCCACATGATCAACACATTTCAGTCCTGTTCCTGCATTCACTCTTTCCTGAATCGCTTTGATCAGGTCTATCATTGACAGTTGTTTCAACATTTATTCCACCATAGATTTCAGCATTTCCTTGATCCGTTCTTTGAACAATGGTTTTTCCAGTTCAACATTGGTTGCAAGAAAATTCTTCCCTTCCACATATCCAATCTGATTCCCTGCAGGTCTGCACACTCTATGACCATATTCAACATGTGGTGCATAGTCTTTTGTGTACCCTACTTCATTACCAATTGCCATCATTGATTCCCTTAATTCACCATGCTGACCATGTGGTCTTGTTTTTTCTGTTGAAATAGGTGTTCCACCTTGTGATGGAATATGTGATTTGATACCTCTGTTTCTAATAGATACAGCAGTATCTTCACAAACTTGATCATAATCAGCCATGGACAATTCCTTCAGCTTATCAACTAAAGGTTGAACCCCTTTGACTTCAAATTTCATGATTTGTACACCTTCACTTTCAACACTGACCACCTTGGTGACAGATCATATTTGTCATTCACTACATATTCCACATCATTCATGACTGCCTTTTCAGCATCCTTGATTGTTTCATATGGAACAGGAATGACAAATGCTTGTTCATCCTTGGTGATTGTCCTGTCTTCAATTTTCAATTCAAGATCAGTCCAGTTGGTGAATCTTCCTTTTCCAGACCACAAGATGACAGGATCCCTTTGGATAGGGTTTCCAAGAGAATCCTGACCACTTGTTGTGGACTTTTTGATAATGCAATCCGTCCAGATCATAAGAATCTGACCACCTTCCCTGATCCAATGCCATTTGTGGAATTATTTCTGAATGTGCTGATTTCTTCAGAATACTCATTCAGAATATCTTCCACAAAGGAATCAGACAGATTGGAAACATTCTCTGAAGAAATACCTTCATAGAATCTTCTTCTGTATAATTTGACTGAAGCATCAACTGCAATTGAAACAAAAGAAGAAGGGAAGGTGTCTGATGTGACACCAAGTCTGATGCAAAGTCTGTCAAGAACAGTCTGTGCCAGTTCACCTATGACTGTTTTATCATAGGTTTCACCTGTCATTCTGACCTCAATCCGCTTTGTAATATCTTCCAATGTTGTCATATCAATCAACCTTCCCTTTCTTCAATTATGCTGTTGTGACAATTGTTCCCTTGAAAATTCCAGAAGCATCTTCAGCATAGAATGTTGTACCTGTCATCATCAGAGTATCAACACATACACTGTTGTCTGCCAGATAGTGCTTTGTTCCAACCAGACCTGTTGCATCATAGGTCAGACCAAATGTCTGTGCTACATCACCAGATGCAGGAACATAGACACCATTCAGATTTTCCTTGACTGTACCCCAAGCGGAACCGGCTGTCATGCTAGGATCCAAAATGACTGTACCAAGACCAAGGAAGTTCTGGATGTATGTGAATCCAAATGCAGTCTGTGTTGTGATAGTCCCTGTTGCAAGGACATCAGCAACATCCAGAGGATTGACAAAATAAACTGGTGTAACATTCATGTCTGCATAGTAGGTTGTCAGATTTCCCCAAATGGAAGCAAGAACCTTCTGCAGGGACTTCATATCATTCAGCTTGGATGCAGATGCTGTTCCTGTACCTGCCTTGATAGCTTCAATCAATGTTGCTTTGACTTCCTTCTGAACTTCTTTTTCCAGAAGTGCATCTGTGTCATTGACTGCCTTGTTTCTACCATAGGACTGAATTGCTTCTGCTGTGGTCTGCTTTCTGTACTTCTTCAGTACAAGATTGAATGTCTTGACCAGTTTTCTTTCATACTCTGTCAGAGGAACAACTTCACCTTCACCAACCTGATTAGGTGTGTTCTTCTTGTTGTACTTATACTGTTTTACCTGTGAACCTGCAGTCATTGGTGTCATTTCAGTGATTCCAAGGATTGTCTGCAGGGACTGAATACCTGTGACCAGTCTGTTGTTGTGATCAACAGAAATGACTGGTGTCAAATCTGTTGTAACAATTGTGTTTGTTTCTGGTGCAAATAACTGTGCTACATAGCTTAAATTCTTTTTCATGGTTTTATACCACCTTTCTATTTTTATTCCGGTTTGAACATATCCATGTGTTCAGCAATCAGCTTCTGTCTTTCAGTTCTGTTCTGAACTGCCATGATCTGTTCTTTTGTGATACCTGATCCACCATTGCTTCCACCATTAGGTGCTTTGTGCTTCAAAGCATCCTTGACAGCATCTTGGACAGCAGTCTTGAACAATGTTGTGAACTGTGTGACATTGGTCTTTGTTGTGTCTGCATCATCAGAAACAATCATTTCAATCAATGCATCTGAAATGTTTACACCTTCAGCAGTCAACATCTGTCTTGCAGTCTTTGACATTTCTGCAATGGTGTTTTTTCTGATCACTTCATCCAACTTTTTCTGCAATTGGTCACGTTCAAATTCTGCTTTCTGCTGTTCATTCATCTTGGCAAGTTTTTCAGCTTCACTGACTTTTGCATCCTGCTTTTTCTGCCATTCAGCAAACTTCTTGTCAATGATCTTGTCCACATCAGCATCTGAATACTTCTTTTCATCTGCAGGTGGTGTCTTTTCACCTTCCTGCTTGTCATCCGTTCCATCCTGCTGACCTGTTTTGTTCTGATCATCTGTTCCTGTGGATCCTGAATCATCTGCAAATAACTGTGATAAATATGCTGTGTTCAAAAATTTGTACTTGTTCATAACTTCTTCCTTTCCGTAATTTATAGACATCACGCCTGTCTTTTCCATGAAGTTTTATGTCTTTAATGCTTGGACACCCGAACGTAGTCAGGAAAGGCACTGGAAATCATTTCAGCACCTAAAGAAAAAGCATCCATCAGAAGTTTTCCTTCTTTACTTGGATGCTCATTCACCAATTCTGTATGCCCTGATTTCATAAAGGTTGTGAAGTGGTCATTGGTCAGGACTTCCAATGACTGATCCAAAGTCTGGAACAATGCTGTGATTGCTTCACATACAATGTCCTTTCCTTTTTCTGCATAACATGCATGACCATCACAGATCACACTTGTTTCAGTGATTTCAATTTTTATCATGTCCAGTCAACCACATTTCTAAATGTTCCATTGAAACCTTGATTCCACCAAAAGAATATTCCACATCATTCTGAAGGAACACCATTGTCGGTGTCCTGCTGATATGATACTTCTTCACCAGATTGATATTCTCTGGAACTGTTCCATCAATCACTTGAATCTGATCAGAATATTTCTTGATCAGAACATCCATTTCCTTCAGCACTGCTTTGCATGGTGAACACCATGGTGCTGTGAATATCAGGATTTTATTCATCATCACCTTCATCCAACAAATCTTGGACTTCTTTCTTTTGATCATCATTCAGTTTTATTTTGCTGTTCCGTTTTGGAATAACGACTGAATAGGTACATCTGCACCAAGGATGAAATGGTGGAAAATTGTCACCTTCCACCCTGTCAGAAAATGGAATTGGATCCATTGTGGATTCATCTTCCATTGCTTGGCATATCTCACAGACTGAATCATCACCTGCAGTCACTATGGAATAATATTCAAAATCATCTTCCAACACTTCTGCCTGTGATTCATTCAGGACATGTGTCCCTTCAGTGAATATCAGTCTATAGGCATCATTCTTTGATACATCAGACATCCTTGTGGTCAGCAATTTTGTCATGGTTGCATAGTTGTCACCCCTGATCAGACCATTGGTAAAATCAGTTTTGACATATTCAACCAGTTTTTCCTTATTCTTCCAGATTGCATCTGAATAGGATCCTTGACCTGTCCAATCCTTGTTGACCACTGCTTTGATGATTGTTGAATTTTCTTTGTTGAATGATCCTGTAGCATCTGTAATTGACCTGACACCCATCAATGCCACATCTTCAAGATGTTTTGTGATCTCTTTGTCTTCAAATGCACCTTGTTCCAAGGACATCATTTTGACTGATTCTGCAAGACCTTCCAACCTGTTCAATTCATAGATGCTTGTGGCAGTAGGGGCAAGATGAGCATATTCAGGATATTTGATCATGAAATCATTGATGTTCTTAAATAACAGTTCTCTGTCTGGAACAGATAGACCTTCCAACATGGTTCTATACTCAAGAACATTTTCTTTTCCATATTCCTGATAATAATATGACACCAACTGTTTCAATTGGACTTGTTCAGTATGATAGTAGTCATTCAACCGTTTCTTCAGATCAGTTTCCTTTTCTGTCAATTTGGTATTCAACTGCTTCTGCCTATTCTTCCAATATTCATATTCCTGCTGTCTTTGTTTCCACTCTTTATCAGTTGCCATTTGTTCCACCTGTATTTGAATCAGTGTTCACAGTTGGCTGTGTTTCTGGAACTGTCCTATCTGTTGAATAGGATCCTGAATTGTATCCTGTGGCAGTGTCAGCTTTTTCCTTTTCAATCTGATTGATTTCTGTTTGTACATTATCAACAACAGAAAGAACTGACAACTGTGTTTCCTTGGAAACAATACCAGACAATGCACCTGCAATTTGTGCTTCTTCAAGTTCATTTGCAGGATAGTTTCTGGTGAATTTATATGTGACTTTTGTCCAATCATCTGCATTCATTCCAGACACTGGATTTGAAAACAGAAGTTTATATCTTTGATTCATTCCAGATGTAAACTTCCGTTCCTTGGTCTTTGCCAAATTGGACATGGATTGAAGTTTGTACTTCAATGCAATACCTGATGAAGTTCCAAAATTCTCATCATTTATATTGGCAACCATGCTGATCATGAAGATCAGCTTTTCCAACCTATTGATCAGATTTTCCTGTGTTGCATCTGCATTTGGCTTTGTCATGAAGTCAACAACCAGTGATCCATCATTAGCACCATCAAAATTGATGATTCTGTTTTCCCTGATATGTGTCAGATCATTTTCTTCCAGTTTGGTTCCAAGTATCTTCATATAGGCATCCGCAAAGTAATCCACATCATTGGCTTTTTCTGAAATGGCTTTGTTGTAGGCATTGATGTCTGACAGGACTGGTTGGAAGATTCCCTGTCTTTCAGCATTCTCCACAAATTCAACTGCAGGAACACCATCAAAACCATGCGGATATACAACACTATTTCCTTTTTCATCAAGATCCCATTTCAGATCAGGATTGAAAGTGAACCATTTGACATAGGTGTCATCACTGATTGAACCATGTTTGATGTTGTTTGTGTCAATATATGTTCTTACAAAATACTTTGGTCTTTCAAGGATTGACTGATCAAATATCATGAATGAATCCATAGGTGAAAGATATGTGATTCCTATTTCTCCAAATTCATCAGTGAAATACATTTCATAACCTCTGCCAAAAATGTCACAAAGTTTTGACAATTCAGCATTGTTGTCATCCTGATCATTGTATTTGTCCAGAAGTTCTATTTCAGCACTTACCAATTTGTCATCTGAAATCAGCTTGATTGGAATACCCATAAAGAAACCATTCATTGTGTCAACTGTGTACTTTGCAAAGTTGACAGCAATCCTGTTGTCAGGCTTATATGATGCCTTTGGAGCCTGATGAAATATCTCCATATCCGTTTCATATGCCTGTTTCAGTTTCATGAATGTTTCTTGAACCTGTTTTTCATGTGCTGTGATGTACTCTGACAACAATGCAGGTGTCAATATCGTATCATCAGCAATTTTGAAAATCCCATTTTGTAATATATTTGCCATTTTCAAATTCCACCTTTCACATTGCTGTTGTAATGACTTCCACGGATGAACTGTTCCAACATATAACGCAAAGCATCCATCAAGTGGTTAAAGTCATCAATTGGAACATTCAGCTTCTTTCCAAACTTGTCTGTGTCCCATGTATAGTTTGAAATCTCTGTTTCAAAATTCACACATCTTGGATGCACATGAATTGTCAGATCCTGAATGAACTGGATGCCATTTGCAATAGAATCCTTGCCTTTCAGGGAACCTTTGATGTGCATGCCATAATTCCATAGTTCATCAATGGACTTTGGTTCTGCACAATCTGCAGTGACCTTTTCTTTGATGTACCCCATGGACAATATAGTTTCATAGATCTTTCTGTTTGAAAGACCTGTCTGATACATTTCATCCCAAATCCAAAGGTCTTTGCTTTCAGCATCAAAGAATCCAATCAGATATGCTGATGGATCGTTTGTATATCCAAAATCAAGACCTGCAAGTGTCACCAGATGCGGATGTGTCTTCCTGATGTCTTCAAGTGTGAACTTTTCTTCTTTCCAGTTCTCATATATCAGACCATCAACAATTCCCCAATCCCCAAGACCTGCTGTCCTGTATCGCCTAGGATTGCGGATCTTCATGTTCTCAAAGACTTTCAAGTCATCTTTGTCCAACCATTCATTGCATAAATAGTTGGTTGTCATTGCAAGGACTTCTGGATCTGCTTTATCAAAGAATCTTTTCTTGATCCAGTGATGTTCATTCCATGGATTGAATGTCAGTGTCCATTGCTTCCACAAATAGGAAAATTCTTCAGGAATCTGACCACGGATTGATTCATCCAATGTGTCAAAATCTGATTCATTCAGGATTTCATATGCTTCTTCAATCCAACCCCAACACAGTATTCCATAGTCAACTGTGATTGATGTGACCTTGATTGGATCATCCAATCCCCTGAACAGGATCTTCTGTCCTGTTGGCATGTATGTGGCTTCCAAAGGGGATTCTTTGAAATCCCATAAATGATCAACATGCAATCTTCTGGTTGCCCACTTCAGATCAGTCCAACATGAATCCTTCAATGTCCTGTATGTTTTACGAACAACCAGTGTGTTGGATCCATCATATTTCATCATTTTGAAGATGATGTCCAATGCAGTTGTCTTTGATTTCTTTGATGCTCTGGATCCTTTTAGAACTCTGTATCTTCCACGAAACTTCCAAAACTTCCCATATCCATGACCAATCATTTCTGGAAGTGGAATCTGAACTTTCTGGATCATTCAAATTTCCTTTCCCTGAAACGCTTGCATTCACGCTTCTTGCATTGATGTATGTGCATCAATCCTTTGGTCAGCACACCATGTTTGTATGTGCAATAGCCACAAGGATGACATGTCCAGTTCCCATCAATGCATTTGTAATAGAACTGTGTCCTGCAACCCTTATTCAGGAATCTTTTCTTCATCTGTAAAAACTGGAATCAAGACCTTCAACGGATTGGATTGGTCATACAGTCCTTGAATCCTTGCCAGTTTATCAACTGCACTGATGACATCTTTGTTGCATGGCTTCTTTTTGTACTTCTTTGTTTCAGACATTCCATCGCCAATCATTTCAGTCATCAATACTTCTTCATCCAATTCCTGTCTGATGATCTTGGTCAATGCTTCCTGCATTTCAGAAGCACTTGCAATCTTGTCAGATTTCATTTCTTCAGACAGTTCCTTCAATCTGTTCTGGATCTTTGGTTGATGAACAAGTTTGTTTGCACATGTGGTTGCATATTCCCTTTTTTCCTTTGGGATTTTATATGCTTTCATGTATGCATCACATGCATTGCCACTGGATGCATATTCCAGACAGAACTTTTCCTGCCTTACATTCAATGAATTCTTCACACTGTCCACCTTCCTTTCATCAACTGGAAAGAAACATTCTTTTCTTCCAGTCTTTATATTTCTGACATCTGAACTGCTGATCCAGATTGCAGTCTTTGCCACAATCAAGACATGGTGACTGCTGATCATGTTCAACCTGCTTCATTGCTTCCACATATTTTTCATGTGAATCCAGATTGTGTGCATCATCAATGTCATCTGTCATTGTCTTTTCCCCATAGCACAAAAAAAGACCGCATTTCTGCAGTCTTTTCTGTTCATAAATTTACAAATACATTATAGCATTGTTGATACTCTTTTCAATGTATAAAAGTGTCAATTTTTGTCCAAAAATGTATTTATTTCAGCTTTCCCATCATCAATCAGATAATAGACTTTTTGTCTGGACATGTGGTTTGCTTTGCTGATCTGTGAAATGCTCATGTTCTGGACATACTTCTTCCATATGACATCATAGGAATCTGTGTTCTTGATCTTCTTGATGATTTCCCAAATGGTCTTCTGTTCATCCTGAAGTCTTTCAACTTCCTGTTCCAGATCAATCCAAGAAATGACACAATCATTCATTGGTTCCAGTGCAGGTGTCCCCTGTACCCTTTCACCTTGTATTGGATGATTGGTCTTCATTGCAATTGATTTCAGGTTCCCTATCTGATCAAGATCATTGCAGATCTGCTTTGTGATACGATTCAACCGCCTTAATAATTCATCAGCATTCATGACTTCCCCTTTCCGTTTTTTTGAATGGATAAAAATATATAAATCAGTGAAAATTTTGTGCAGTTCAAGGTTAAAATCATAATGAACCTTGATGAAATGCATCATGAACCGCATTTTTTCGCTGAATAAAGGAATTTTCATGAAATCGGTTCAAGGTTCATCATATATATCTATATATTTATCTTTTTTTTTTTTATTGCATAAATATTTTTTAATAAATGAATAAATATATTTTTATTAAATATTTTAG